GGATGTACTTAAATATTAATATTATACTTCGGAATAGTTAACTGCTTAGAACTTATCGTTCACAATTAGTATAGTGGTTCACATACTTGTTGTTTAAGCCTTATGTCTGCACTCAATGCGTCATAGCTAACACCAAATGTTCCGCCTTCAGGTAAATCGTGCTGCTTAGACCGCTGTCTAAGATTCTTACACACTTTACGGAAACAATCCTTAGGGTGTCCAACTAAATAACGCTGAGCGTTTTCTAATCTATCATGTAGGTCATTAATATTATTCTTAGCCGTCTTCGGCCGATATTTAAGCTCCTTCAATATATCTGAGACAGGTAATGGTGATCGCCAAAATCGATATTCTTCATCCCATACAAATGGTCTTTTAAGATACGTCATTTCATCAAAAGTTATATACTTCTCGATCTCACTAGTCTTATTTGCGGAAGTGATAGTCACTCCCAATGCTTCCAAACACTGTTGTATATGTTTTCCATCATATCCATCATCAAGAAAGCGTTTACGGATAGACATAACCACGTCGTCTCCGTAAGTTAACATTTTGATTCCAGAATCAAAAGCACTAAGGTTAGCCTGTTGCCCCTTGACAACAATCTGCCAGGAAATAAAAGTTACCCAAATTAGAAAAGTATTAGCAATTGAATTGAAAACGTCTGTAAAGGCGTTGCCTGATTTATTTCCTTGTGTGCTCTCGAATGAGAATCCTCCCATAATGTGAACTGCATTCTGCATCGACACGCACAAACATTCACGAACATTATTATCTTCTTGAGGTGCATCCTTATAGTATTCCTTAATTATATTATGAAAGAATGTAAAACATTCTTTGGGTAGGGACCCATCAAAATTTTTATAGTCAAATGCATGTCCATAAGTTGAATTAGAAAACAATGTATGTGCGTATTTATGCCAAACACTTTCTGGCTCTCGTCCAATTCCGTGATAAAGAGTAAACCCTGCATGAGTTCTATACATGTCAATGAAATGACCCATATATTTTCTGCAAAGCATAACAAAGTCAAGAGATGATTGTTCAAACACCCGAGTCTTACCAATTTCGACCTTAGCTTTTGGTCGTAGCTCATCCTTCAATGTGCATATGAATGGAAAACTGGGTAATTTTAATTGCTTCATCATATCCTCCTTCTTCTTCAGAATCTCTGGGAAAGTAAGTCCGTGTTCAATTATAGTAATTTTGGCTTTTTCGGAAAATTCATATTCCAAGGGCAAAGCCTGCCCTTTATCATCATACTGCTGTGGTAATGCTGTGAAGATCTCTCTTTTGCCATCATTGAACCAACGAGCGTAATATCCAGGTGAAGTGGTCATCTTCAATCTACCCATATTACCAATTCCATTAATCATTTCATGTTCAGTCAAAACCCGTGGTTGTACTTCGGGCAATTTATTCATAAAGTAATCAGTAAATAGTTGGATATATCTCATTGGAACCCCAGCCCATTTGTCGGTATCCCATTTC